ATTAATAATAAAAATATTTCTCTAAGTTAATATTGTAAATCTTTGATTTACAATATTAATAAATGAAAAGCTTTGCTTTTCATTTATCATTTATAACAGTTTTGTATACTTTTCTCGACCTGATGGATCAAAATCAAAATTTTCATCTAAATTTTTATATTCTATTTGTTCATTAAGTATATTTTCAATTAGTATATTTTCACTTACTTTTTCTTTTTCATCATCACTTTCAGGAATAATTTTTGAATCTATTTCATATATTTTTTTAAAATCCGATTCTACATATTTATCAAAATCAATTGAATAATCTACAACATATTTTGTTTCATCTTCATCTTTATCTTCATCTTCATCTTCATCTTTTGTTTTATATTCATCTTCATCTTCTTCATCTTCTTTATCTTCATCTTCATCTTTATCTTCATCTTTATCTTCATCTTCATCTTCATCTTCATCTTTTGTTTTATCTTCATCTTCATCTTCTTCATCTTCTTCATCTTCTTTATCTTCATCTTCATCTCTATCACCATCTCCATATCCATCTCCATCTTCATCTTCATCTTCATATTTTGTTTCATCTTCATCTTCATCTCCATCTTCATCTTCATCTTCATCTTCATCTTCATCTCCATCTTCATCTTCATCTTCATCTTTATCTTTATCTTTATCTTTATCTTTATCTTTATCTTTATCTTTATCTTGTATAATATGTTTTCTTTTTAATTTTTTCGCATTTTTTGAACTTCTTACTTTTTTAATTTTGGATTTAACACCTCCTTTTTTATTAAATATACCATAATTATTTTTAAATATTTGAGATAAATTAGAGATATATTTATTACATTTTTCAATACATATTTCTTTATTATTTTTAATTTTTTTAATAATTTTAAATTTAATTATTAAATATGTAACATTAAATATTATTTGATTATAATCATTTAATAAATTATTGGAAGTATATTTATTAATTTCAAGATAAGGTATATAATCATATAATGTTGAAAGATCTTTTTCATTTAATGTATTTTCTATGATATCAATTATATTTAATAAATTATTATTTAATGAAATAATATTATCATAATTATTACAATATTTATAGGGATCATGCATAAAATTATTAATTTCTAATTTATTCATATATATATAATTAGATTCTATTTTTATATATTAATTATTATATTTTTTCTAATATATTTTAATGCAAAGATTGGATGGATTAGATACAAAAAATTTTTACATTGGAAGTTGTAAATTAACTGATGAACAAAAAGAATTATCATATAATAATCCTCATTGTATAGAATATTTTTGTAATTATAAAAATATAAAGCCATGTACTAAATGTGGTAATTATTTAATTAATAAAAAAAATATAGATTTGTGGCATAAAGATTTAATTAAAGATGATAAAGAAGATGAAACCTATTGTAAAAATAATTGTAATAATGGATTTATATATGATTATGTAGAAAGACCAGATGATAAACATAATACATTTCATATAGATAAATACAAGACGAAAGATAATTTTTACAATAATAATTTAATATATAAATTATCAGATTTACCATATAAATTAGATTATGAAAATACCTTTCCAAAACCTAAATCTGTTGTACATTGGGGACAAGTTAAAATGTTACTAGTAATAACTATATTTTTTATGAATAAAATTGATCCAAAAGAAAAAGAGGTACATATTGTATATGCAGGTTCAGCAAGGGGTGATAATATTTTAATTTTATGTGATATGTTTCCAAATACATATTGGTATCTGGTTGATCCAAGGAAACATCATAATAAATTATATAAACATAAACAAATAAAAGAAATTAAACAAGCTTATTTTACTGATGAAATAGCTGAATATTATCATAATAAATTTAAAAATAGGAAACATAAACTTTTATTTATGTCTGATATTAGAGAAGAAACAGATGATTATTCTGTATTAGAAGATCAAGAAATGAATATAAATTGGCATAAAATTATTAAACCTGATTTTAGTTATTTAAAATTTAGATGTGGATATGAATCAGATAAAATATATAAATATTATAAAGGCACAATATATCTTCAAATATATGCACCTAGTAGTTCAACAGAAACTAGAATATTATTACCTAATGAATTAGAACCGTGTGAATATGATATTGAAGAATATCAAGGAAAATTATTATATTTTAATAGAGTAATTAGACCTTCTTATCATACTAATAGTATAATTAAAAATAATGATTATTTTGATCATTGTTATGATTGTACATATTTTTCTTATATTATAAAAAATTATTTAAAAAAATTTAAAAGTGTAAATCCATTTAAAACACACGATATATTTAAAATAATGAAAAATATTACTACTAGAATATCTAAATATACATATGATAAAATTGATATTCATAATAAACATTTTAGAAATAATATAATACAATAATTTATGTTAATAATAAAAATAAATATTTATTATAATAATGATCTTTAAATATTTAATAATGTACAATATATTTAATAAAATTCCTACTTATTATATTTATGATTTTGTTCAATTTACAAATAATAATACGGATATATTAGTTATTAATGGTAATGCTAATTATTGTATGGATGTTTGTAATATGTATAATGAATGTTTAGGATTTAGTAAACAAAAACAAACAATTAATAATAATACAAATTGTTGGTTAAAAAGAATAATAAATCCAAATGATAAAAAATTTAAAAAATCAAATGATATATATGAAACCTATATTAAATCAAAATAAATTTTAATCATATTTAATATATATGATTAAAATTTTAGAAAATATAAGTAATAATATTATATGTAATTGGAAAATTAAAAAAATGAATGTTCCGAAAAATAATTATTATATTATATCAATATCATTTTTTTATAGAGAAAATAATATTGATCATGAAAAATATTACAATGGAATTAAAAAAATCATATATATATTTAAACATATATATAATATTCTTAAATTTAGATTACGAATTTATTATGATAATACTACACAATCTGATTTAAATAATATATTATTAAATATATCTGGGTCTCTTTTAGATCAAATTGAATTATATCAATATGATATTCCTATATTTAGAAGTGAAAATATTAAATATCATAAAGGTACTATTGGTACAATTATTAGATTATTTCCTTTATATGATTATGATTTACATAAAGTTGACAAATGTATAATATTTGATATAGATAATACATTTTATAAATTTTATTATGATATTATTAATTTTTTTATTAAAAAAAATTTAATTTTTTGTTATCGATCAAGATGCTGTTATGGAATTGATCAAAGATTTTTATGTTTAAATAACTATAAAATTATTAAATTTCCAGTAATAGCCAGTTTTATATATCAATCTATATCTTTAAATAAAAATATTATTATGAAATTTTTTGATAAATTATATTTTAATAATAATTTTAAATATCAATCTTTAATAACTAAATGTAATATTGCTAGTAAATATGAATATGGAATTGATGAATTTTATTTGAATTATGTACATATTAAATATTTTTATGATAATAATATTAAAATTAATCCAATAATTTATATGTATAATGATATAAAAGCAGGAATATTACAATATATAGATATTGATGATAATTCTAATTTTATTAATAAATTATTTAAAATTCTCAATATTAATATTGAGAATGATATTAAACATACAATAAATAAATATGAAAATATTATTACTAGATATAATAAAAATATTATTGAATTTATTAAAAATGAACTACATTATAGTAATAATAAATTATATAGTTTTTTTTTAAAATGTTTATTAAATAACTTTTTATATGTTAAATCTAAACATATAAATATATTATCTATAAACAATAATAAAATTAAAATTATTAATTCTATAAAAATATAAATTAAAATTATTTCATATTATTATATAATTTAATTCTTTTGATTATTAATGGATTACTCATATTTTGATAAAATAATATGTTTAAATTTAAAAGAAAATAAAAAAAGATATTTATCATCACTTAATGAATTTAAAAAATTAAATATTAATAATGTAGAATATTATTTTGCTGATAAATCAAAAAAAGGCGGCAGATATGGTTGTTTTGAATCACATATTAATATTATAAAAAAATGTTATAATGAAAATTATAATAATGTATTAATATTTGAAGATGATTTTCGAATTAGTCCATATTATAATAATGATTTATTAAAAGAATGTATACATTTTATAAAAAAATATAATTATGATTGTTTTTTTTTTGGTTATATACCATTTACTAAAAATATAACAGAACAAATATTATTTTCTATAAATAAATCATATAATAATATTATACAATTCAATCCATGTGGTACACATGCTTTCTGTATTAATAAAAATACCATGAAAAAAATATTAAATACATATAAATCATATATTGATAATGATCATTATGATATTTATTTATCTAATACTAATATATTTAAAAATTATTGTATAACACCAATGTTATTCGATCAATACTGGTGTTATGGAACTGATAATTCTATTCATAGTATTGATGAATATATATGGCGTAAAATTCAATGTCCAGTTGGAGAAAAAATAAATTTTTTTCCAAACGTCTCATATATTGTTAATATAATTATTAATTACAAATCATTAATATTATTTATAATAATATTTATTATATTATATTTATTATTAAAAAAATATAAAATATAACAATGAACATATATTTTTATGAAAATTATTAAAAATTTTCATAAAAATAGGTGTATAATTGTATTAATAAGACGAGATAAAAAAAGTTTTTATCTCGTTGAACCAATTAGCAAATTTTCTACAATTTATATTTAATAATTATTTGAAATTTATTTTTATTATAATGAAATACATTCATTTTTATAAAAATTATCAAATTTTTCATAATAAATACCATATTCATTTTATAAATATTGATTAGTATATATAAAAATAAATTTTACTAAATTTATATAATTTTTAATTTTTTATGAAATTTTTATAAAAACAGGTGTATACATAGATTAATAACTTCTATTGAATACGTTATTATCAATAATCACTAATTTTTTGCAAAATATTTTTTATGAAATTTTTAATAATTTTCATAAAAATGACTGTATTATAAAATAATAGTCATTTAAATTAATAATATAACATATTAAATATAATGAATATTTATTATATTGAATACAATGAATGTCAACATTCATGTGGATAAAATAATTTTATTTAACAAAGTTATCATAATTTTTAATATTATTTAATAATTTAATATATTTTAATTTATATTTAATATATTTTCTATAATGATTTAATAATATACTCTTTAAAGGATAGAATGGAAAAAAATTTAATGTATATGTATTGTCACCCCGTACGTTGTCAGGTGAATTTATTTGGTCCTTGGTTTTAGATTTTTCAATTATAGCGTTCAATAAATCGCTATCTAATTTTTTAGAATCATATGAGTCTAATACACCTGCTGGGTCTAGTTGTACTAGTTGTTCTGTTTGTTCTGGTTCTTGTTGTTTTGGTTCTAGGTGTTCTGTTTGTTCTGGTTTTTGTTGTTTTGGTTCTGGTTGTTCTGTTTGTTCTGGTTGTTTTAGGTGTTCTGTTTGTTCTGGT